GATGAGGCTGGTGTAATAGGCGGTCACAACGTACAGGCATTTGACTTACCTGTCTTAAAGACCCTTATATTTACCACCAGTTCTTTTAACCTTACCCTGAGCTTTACAAGAGGCAATTTGTGTAAAACCACGAGGATTTTTACAATTTTTAGCTCTCATCGTCGCTTGAGTCCTTTAGTATGTTTTTGAGATTTAGGAGGTGATTTTTTAGATCCACCAGGACCAGACCAAAATACTTTATTTGCCCAAAAAGCGGCACTGGTCTTACCTCTTGCAATATTCTTTGCATGACGAGCTTTAAATGATTTACGTGCTTCGGGAGAGTAGTTGTGTCCCATCTTTTGATCACCAAAACGAATTACCTTAATTTTAGAACCCTCTCTAACAGCTACTACAGCTTTTTTTGTAGGATGACTAGGAGTTCTTTTAGGTTTATTTAATCCCGAAAGACCTACTCTTTTTAATCTATTTTTCTCAGCATCTGTTAAAGACATTTAAAAACTCCTAATAACCTTTCCTCGAAAGGGAGTCTTGGCGGCACACCATTCTTCTGGGTGCATGTGGTTCGGTCGCTTACCTGCTGGTTTAGAAACCATACGACCGGCAGGAGTGTAAAAGGCACACCATTCTTGTTGAGGACGACGTTTTACAGATGAACTCATCGACTTCCACATCTTCTGACCGTTAGATGATTTAGTAAATTTTCTTACTGCCAAAACAATCTCCAATTACTTATTTAATATATTTGATCTTAATAGGTTCTTTTTTTAAGGTAGGAAAGACCCTTTGCCATTTATTAGATTCATGTTCTTTTGATCCTTTAAGTGGGTGAATACGCCTGTTAATTCCATCATTTTTAAATCCTACTCCCATAAGTAACAAAATAGAAGTTTTTTTATTAATCCCTAAAAGAGAAAGTAGTTTTTGGTGATCCATCACACAACGACAACAACCAGTTTCATATCCTAAAAGAGTTGAAACAATATTTACATATCCAGCAGCAATACCTGCAGCTTGGTACATATCTGCCTCTAAAATTTTTCTATGATCTCTTTTTTCAGTACTTCTGCCTTCTATTATGTCTCTAAGGTCTCTAAGATTTTTATGATTTTGAGAAGACTTCATAAAATCGCTTTGAGTAAAAACTAAAAGAAGATTTGCAAGAACTTGTGGATTAGATAAAAATTCATTTCCTACTCGTTCTTCTAGCGGCATATCCATATTGGTAGTCGTTTTATAAATTTCGTCAATCACGTCGTGATTTTGAATAATGTGTAAATCATAAAATGCTAAATTTTGTTTACTTGGGCACTGAGTAGCCGCAGTGATAATTGTTTTTATATCCTCAATCGGCATTACCTTTTTTCTATCAAAATTTCTCTGTGTGTGTTGACTTCTATGAATAGCCTTAACTAAACTAGAATTTGTCCACGAGTTTTTAACTTCAGTGGGAAAAGGGTGAGCGTGTTCAAAAGTAGAAACATTATGTGCTAAGGCTGTCATAATATACCTTTCGTAGTAAAGATTTATAGTATAATTGTAACAAACTTAAATTTATTGTCAATTTTATTTTATTTTATTTGCAACATAGAGTCTATCTGTCTCTCTTCTCGATTTTCTTGTTTTTTCTCTAGTTGTTTAATTTTTTCATCAAGTTCTTCAAGTTTTTTCTCTTTTAAGTACGAATCCCCAACACCTATAGCACCTGTTAATACGGATACACCTAAACAACCATTAAGCATCATAAAAACTAAAAGAATTATTAATCTCATTTCTTAATACTAACCTCAGATCCTTTGCTCTTAACATAAGCTTCTTTACCAAAAAATGCTGCAACAATTGCTGCAACGGAAACAAAGTAAGTCGGTGCCATATCACCTAAGACCCCAGCAGCCTTGTCAAGTCCAGTAAATACGGAAGCAACAACCAAAGCAGGATATAACAGCATACCAAAAAGAGCAAACCACGCCATATGTCTTTGAGCGTCTTCTTTTTTATCTTCATTTTCTAACCTAACTAATTTTTGATCCATTTCAAACTCATCATCTGTTACTATACCATCACCATCTAAATCATATTTTTCATATTGACTTCCTGCCTGAAGTTTTTTCTGAGCCATTTTTTATTTCCATTCATCATAGCGCACCCGCTGGATTTCTTTTATTTGTGCTTCAAGTATTTCAAGTCTCTTAGATAGTTGAGGAAATTTTTTCATACGGTTTTCCTCATCCGTTAAAAGTTTAATTCCATATCGCATACTTGCCCAAGTATACAATTGATCTAATTTATTATAAAACCAAATACCTAATTTAGTATCTCTAAACCAAGATTCGGTAGCAGAACCAATAATACTACCGACTATTGAGGATATTAACCAGAACCACATTTATATTTCCTTTGCAAATGCCCATAAGGCATGATACCCAGATAATACATTGTATCATACATGGGTAATCTCTTCTTCCATAAAACATGACACCTATGAACAGACTTTTTCATCTCTTGAAGATCATAATATGGTATTCCTCTACCATAAGATACACTATCTCCTGATTCTTTCCAAGACATTAGTTTAACTTCTTTTCATTTTTTAAATTTGTAGTGAGAAGTCTATCTCTCATATAGTCGTACACAACTTGAAGCTGCCACAATTGGCGAACAGCCTCAGGATGTTTACTATCTTGAAGACCGTGCTGAGCATGTTTAATCAGCATCATTTCTGAACTCAGCACGGCTTCATAATTTGATATGAATTCTCGTTCTTTAGTATTCATAAGTAATTATACTATTTTAATAATCAGAAAGCAAGCTTAGTCTTTCTTGATAATTGAGATGACGCCCCAAACAACAGCAGCATAAGCTGCAATTTTTACAAAAGGACCTCCTAAAAGTACTAAAAGACCTAATGCTATTAAACTAGCACCAGACCATGAAGACATCTCTTTCACTCTATTTTTAATCCAATCCATAGTAGTCTCCTTTATTAACTTAAATTTAGAAATTAAGTTTAGTTCTCAAGCCGATAATTTTATCTTTTTCTTTTAAATCATTATCGACATTGTATTCACCATAAGGCGAAAGGGTAAAAGATTTAGTTAATGCATAATCATAATTTAATCCTAATTGAATATTATCAATTTCTTTGTCGTCCCAATCCCAATTTGGTAGAAAAGAAACTGTAAATCCTTTTTTACTGGCTTCAATACCAAATTCTGTTAAAGTTGTCTCTGCATCAATATTATGTTCTGTTTCAGATATAAGTGCAAAATCAATTTTTTCCATTGACGATGTTTTAACTTCTGCCGCTAATGTAGTAGCAGACAGTCCTAAAACTACTGCTGATATAAGAAATGTTTTGATCATTTTTGATTCTCTCTTTTTTATACTTTTTGTTAATTTCCCATGTTTGCCAAAGGATTTTGAAGAGCTTGTTTAATTTTTTTAGATAAATTAATTCTAAGATCTTTCATGTCTCTTGTAAATTCACGACTATCCTCTTTGACACGGGACTCCGTATCTTCAACAATTTTCTCAATACGACGAATATCAGTTTTCATATCAACTTTCATGTCTCTGTTAATACCTGCAATTAATTTGACCTCGTCTTTAAGAACGTTCATTTCTTCTTTGAATAAGTCTATTTCTTCATTCATTCTAGATTCCATGATCGCTATTCTTTTATCAAAACCTGATAAATCAGGAGCAACATATGTTTCAATTTTTTCTTTCATATCCATGTAATCTTTATAGAACTCAAAGCCGCCCCATAATGCCCCTATTAAAGAACCAAGCAAAGGCAAAACTAGTAAAAGTTTTCCTCCCCTTATGGTTGCACCACCTATTTCGACCTCAGGCATTATTGAGACTCACTTACACAACAAGGACATGGATCTTTTTCTGTGCATTCGCAAGGATCACATGTACAAAAGGGATTTTTACATTCTTCATTATTACAATCAATACTAACCATAATAACCTCCTTCTAAAGTATAGTATAAACTAAATTTTAGTGCCAATTAAAGTTTATTAGTTAAATCTTGGTTTTTTACTTTTTTTAATTCGTTTCTTCTTAAATAATTTAGCCCCAATAAAAAGACCAACACCGTAAGATACTATTACAGAACAAATCCAAAATATTCCTAACGTGCTCATGAGTATCCTTGAAAAATTTCCATATTATTGTGCCCATTGTGAATCTATTAAGGAATTCATAGTAGCATCACTGCCCCCGAACATAATATATTGTGCATAATTATTATTACCGATTGTTGAATCAGGTAAAGTGGTAGTAGTAAAAAAATCAATTCTATCTTGTAAAACAGGAGCACCAATATTTATATTTGCACCAATAACATTCATAAGTGCTAACTGAGTTGCTTGTGATGCAGCATCTTGGCCTAATTTTTGTATTATCTTAGTAACAACACGCGTTGCAATTTCTTTTTTCATTTGTTCTTTTGATTTAGGTTTTTCGTTTGACTTTGTTTTAGTGCTTGATGAGTTTTCTGATTTTTCGGCTGTTGACTCATTTGATGATTCAGAATCTGAATCGGACTCTACATCGCTAGAGATATCATTTTCTACTTCCGATTCAGTAACTTCTGCCACTTGAGTTTCGACTTCATTTTGAACTTCTTCAACGGTTGTCTCTACAGAAATTTCTGATGAAGAAGTATCTGCTTGAATAGGTTCTATTGTCATTTCTGTACTTTCAATTGATACTTCAAAAGACTCAATCGTTTCACCAAAGTTATCTGAAATTGTAATTTCAAAAGATTCAGCAACTTCAGGCTCTTGAATTTGTACCTCAGCCACTTCTGTAATTTCAAAAGTAGGAGTATCTTCAATTGTACTAACAGCTGTTTGTATTAATTCTTCCGTTATAGTTGTAATTTGCTGAATAATAAAATTGGTATGAGTTGCAGTAAGAGATATATTATCAAAATGCGGACCAAAAAAACCATTAGGAAAACCAGAATCAATGCCAAATAACTCTATCGTCGCAAACCCACTTGTGTAGTTATTCTGGGGAATAGTTTGTTCAAAGAAAAAGCTGGTTGTATCCCATCCGGTAAATGTAATTTCGTTAAACTCATGTTCAAATTTATGAAGTAAAGCACCTGTTGAATCTTTTATATCAAGTGTAATACTAAATGAATCACGGCAGTCAGGACCATTAGATGGATTTGCATCACACACGGGAACCGTTGCGTTAGATTGATCACTGAAAACGTGAGAACCATAATTAAGTTGAAATCCTTCATTAATTTCTTTTTGATTCATTTGAGTAAACAAATCAACTGTTTGAGATATGGTCCCTCCTTGTGACTCTTCTCCATTCGTTTGTAAAGCTTTACCCCCGAAGGGTCCACAAGTATTACAAACGTTTACGCTGCCAGTCGTAGTCCAATTGTTTGTAGTTCCGTCTTGAAATCCAGGGTTTTTAATGTAATTATTTGTAGTTTCGGTTTCTCCTTTTGTAACCGTTTCTTCAACAGTCGTAGTTGTGTGTAATTCTAACCCGCCTCCTAAGTTTTCAACCTCTGTTGTTTCTGAAACTATTGTTTGTGCGTTAGATGAAGAAGACAGGAATAAGGACGCAAGTAAGACCCCCAGTAAAGTAACAGCTAACGCCCACAACCAAACCACCGAGTATTGCGAGAGGCAAACGTGTATCATTCTCCAAAGCATTATCTTCTACTCCTCCAGATTCGTAAAAGGGTCATCGAGATCATTCTCAATCCCCTCTTTCTTGTTCTTGTCCACTAAAAACCTGGAACCAGCAGGGACATCTTGAAGATTTTTTTCCCAAGCAGTTAAAGCCTTAGTACCAATTTTACCTTTATATGGACAGGGTGTTCCTGCCATAATCATAGCATCAAAAATACGGGCATCTTGACAAAGAGTAGACACAGCAGCTACTTTCATCCCCATTCCAAATAAAGAACGAGCGAGTTTAAGCCGTTCACAATTTTTATCTGTGACGGTTACGCCTGAAGCAATACCTAAAATTTGAGTTTGAACTCCTGCACTATATGCTGTTTTACATACGTCTGAATTATTTACAACAACAGATGGAGCGGAAGCTGTCGGAGGAGTTTTGTCGACAGTAACAGTTCCGCTTGAGACAGTACTTACTGTATTTGTTTGTGCTAGTGCTGTTGCACTAAAAAATAAAAGAAAAAGAATCGTAAATAGGCGAAGCATCTACTTCTCCTTTTTAGTCTGATTTCCCTCCTTTTTTGGTTGTGTTGCCTCTTTGTAAAAAATTATAATATCTTTTTGTTGTAAAATAAATCTTTTAATTTCTTGCATGTTTAACGCTAACAACTCATACGTTTTTGGGGTAATTGCGTAAAAAACAAATTCTTCCGTATTTTGTTGTTTTTGTAACTCTTTTAAAAACTTTTGTAAATTATCTTTATTTACAACATCAAAATGAAGTTTATCTAAAAGTAGAGGTTTAGGATCGGAGGGGGCAATAATCTTATTCTCTACAGGTTCAGAAAAAACGGTAAGCTTATCAACAGAACTACATGCCGATAAAAAAAGCACAAAACTACTTATCAGGAGCAGGTTTTTTAACACCAGAAATCTCCTCCAATTCTAAGATTAGTTTTGCAGTCCCTTTATTAATTCTTTTTTGCATTAATCCCGGTTTTGCCCTACTTAACTCTTCTAAATCGTGCCTACGAAGTTTTGAAGAAAGTTTTTTATAACCTTCTTCCGCCTCACTTAATTTATTTTGTAAATTACCTACTAATTTTGCTTGTTTATCAAAATTTTCATTCATTGATTCAATGGCAACCTTTTGAGACTCTACTGCGACTTCCAACTTAGCGTTGTTCTGCTGTAGAGTTGCTATTGTTTTTTGAGTATCCTTATAATAAAAATAAAAACCTCCTGCCATTACTGCCATAATAACAAAAGACATAAAAGCTACTTTAAATCCCATAGAGACATTCTACAAGATTTAAAGTTAGCCGTCAAATTTTTAATTAAAATCTTCCAAGAAACCTAGCTATATGATGAACCCAAGGTAGTAACGCAACAGCCATCATTAAGTTTACCCCTGTGTGAGCCATTGCTATTCGTAACGTATCGCCCTTTGGCATACCGTCAGATACTAAAACACCGGCTAACCAAATGGTGCCGGTGGTTCCTATGTTCGCGCCAAGTACAGCTGCAACTGCTGCGGGTAGAGGTACTGCTCCTGATGCAACGAGTGCTATGATAGCAGTAGTCGAAAGCGAGGATGATTGCCACAGTAGAGTCATTACGATACCACCGAGGAACATCCAATACGGATTATGAATAAAGAAATTCATATGATCCATATTACCCATTGATTTCATCCCACTAGAGAACATTTTAAGACCAATATAAAAAACTACTAATCCAACGATTGTAGTAATTAAAGGGTTCCCTAATTCCATTTTTTTAACCTTTTTAATTAATTTTTTTGTTTGTTCCATTAAGATTTCTATACATTGTAGTTTACAAAATTATTAGCTGATATTTCTCATCCTATCAACGAGTCTTTCAGCCCTCGCGCCAACTTGACGATACCAACGACTGTCTACCATCTCATCTGCAGCAGCATTCCAATCTTTTGCATCTACACCGCGTTTCATTCCAACAAAGTTAGACAGTCTTGGACGACCAAGATTAAACATCATGTTTGCAATTATTTGTTGAGCTTCTTCTGGCAAATAGGGAAAGTTTGGGTAAAGGATGTTGCAGTCTCGCAAGACTCCTTGGATATCTGATTCGAAGGCTTGAGCGCATCGCTCAGCAGAAATGGCGGTGCCCACCTCAAGTCCGTATTCTGAGTCAGATTCCGTAACAAGATGACCAATACCAAAAGTAGGATAACCGAGATGGTCCAAATAAATTTCATGTACTACCCCTTCGTCAATTTCAAGTTGTTTTCTAAGTTTTTTTGTGTCCATTTATCTTTTCCTTTATAATGTTATTTTCTTATATCTATTAACATATATTTATATTTATTAGTATCATATTCTAATTTACGAAAATTTAATTCATAAATCATCTGCTCTAATTCAGAATTAGAAAAATTTTTTAATAATGTTTGTTTATGTTTTTTAATCGTATTAAGTAATAGTACAACAGAAGGAGATGCTTCTTTTGTTAAATCTATTGAATGATAAAAAGGTATAGGGCAAGTATTTAAAAAGTCAGTAGAAAACTCATCTAAAACTAATAATTGTCCTCCTGATTTTAACGCTGTATAACATTTATGAAAAGTTGTATTAAAATTAAAATATTGTGCAGATTCTTGAAATAAAATTATATCATAAAATTCGGATTCAAGTATCATAGTATTAAAATCTGCTATAGTTACTCCTAAAGAATTAGGATATTCTTTTTTATCAATACTAGTAACATCATAACCAATATCTCTTAATTGTTTAGCAGTATATCCTGATCCTCCGCCTATCTCTAATAATTTTTGTCCTTTAATAAGGTGTTCTATTAGTAAATCAGTTGAGCGTTGTTGATTTTGGATTATAGAATTATTGTCATATAATAAACCATAATGAAGATAATAAGGTTGTGGGCCTAGTTCTAATGATAAAACAGCATTATATAAATCTAACTCTCGATTCATTTATTTTCCTTTCAAGGAAAATTTTGGTTGATTTTCCATCCAATTAAAAAGTTTTTCATACTCTGATAATAATTTTTGACACTCAGTAATAGCAGCGTCAAAAGATTCTTCATCGAGAAAAGTTGGAAAAGATGGGATAGTTACTCCCGCAGTATTTAATAAACCTTTATTTTTCCAAGTATTACCCTCCAAGACAGTAAAAGGACATCTTGCTTTACACGCAGCGTATAACTCATGATGTCTGCCGGTAATAAACCAATTTGCTTTACGGAGTTTATTAACGATAGTGTCCCAATCTTCTTCAAAAATATCTAAATTTTTTTGTTTAGAATCAGTTCTTCCAAAAAATTTACCTATTAGTTTATCTGATTGATTTGTTTCAAAAAATGGAACTTTTACAAAATAACTTAAGTCAAGATGGATTTCACAGTCCTTGTTAATTAGTTTAAGTTCATTATGAGAATAAGACTCTCGGCAAGAAACATAAGAGTTTTCAAGTGCGTACGCTGTAAAATCATCTATCTCCATGTTTTGCCAGACAGTGTTTATAAGCGCAGTTTTAATACCTCTGTTATTTGCTGCAGAAAGATTTTCAAGTAAAGCAATAGGAGTCTCTCGATTTTTAATGGCAGTGCTATGCATAGTTCCTTCACCATTTAAAACAACTAAGTCTGCCTCATAACCTAAAGACCTTGCTTCTTGTATTTTTTTGATATCTTGACCAACTAATTTAATATCTGTATAACCACAACTCTGAAGATCAGAAATTAAATATTCAATTACCTTTTTACAACCATGATGATAATGAGATGTGTCATTTAGGATAACAGCAATCATCGTTAAGTTAGTTTATAGAAATCATTTTTTGTAACTGATTGAATTATATCATGTTCAAAAGTTTCAGATATTACACAGAGTTTTCTCATGTCTATTGAAGACATAACTGATCCAAGTTTATCAATACTTGAATTAGGTTTATCAAAAGAAAATCCGCTTAAATAAATTTTATCAAATTCCCAATTGTTCATAGTGCAAATTGCAAGTAATCCCGTAGACAATCCTTGAGGTTTGTTCCACAATTTATCCTCATCAAGTAAGAAAAAACCAGCATTTGGATTATCTGAATACTTTTCGTACATTCTAAATGTCAAAAAAAGCGCTTTAACTTTTTTCCGCATTAACTGATTAATTATTTGGTCATCCTGTGCAAAATAAACATTTGCATTTGTATGAGATAAGTTACAACTAACAGTAAATAGAGATAGAGGAACTCCTTTAACTAAGTCCCTTTCAGGACCTCCACCAAAAATTATTGCGTCCATAAATACTCTCCAAGGTATTTAGCTAAATCTTCATGCAATACTTTATTTGGATGTTTTCCATCAGGAAAATAATGATGAGGATTTGCTTCCATATATTCTTTTTTCTTACCGAAATTGTCCATTACTTCTAAAAGTGAATTTTGGTAATCTTTATTTCCCTTAACTCTAGGTTTATAAAATTCCCACATATCTTCCCAACCAAAAACATCTACATCTTCAACACTAGAATCGTATCTTTCTAGCACACTTGGGATAGTAAGAATAGTATTTAATTTAGAGCCGTCGTTAGTAATTTTATTAAGACCACCAATTAAAATTAATTTTGATTCCCATTCTTTTAACATCTCATAAACAATATTATTTATGATTCTGCCTTGGCCGATAACATTTTTAACATCAAATTCTTCTTCGGTGATACCAAAGTCTTCTCTCCCAGGGTGGTCTTGTAACATAATAGAACGTAATCCACATGTTTTAAAAAATACAACGTAATCAAACATATGTTGCATTTGTTCAATCACGTATATGCTTTCAAAATCATCCCATCCAGGATTTGGAAATCCAACAGCAACGTATCTCTCAGGAAACAAAGAGGCTAAATATCCACTAACAGAATGAGTTGCAGACCAATCAGATTCTTTACTTTCATCAAGTTCGCCTTGCGCCCACGAATCTCCTGTAACAAGTACATATTTTCTTTGAATTTTATATTTTTTGTCTTCTTCTCTATTTACATCTAAATGCTCTTTAATCAAATATTGCATGTTCTCAAGTTGTTCTTGAGATGCTTTTTCTCTATGTATAGTATAACGATTTTTATTCATATTACTGTTGTTTCATCCCCATGAGCAACAATTAAATTAAATGGCATAACCCATCGTTCACCTTCACATTTATAAGGATAGACAAAATGTTGTAACCAAGAGGGCCATAAGTAAGTATCACCTACTTTTGGAGTAATTTGATATTGATTTGTGTAAAAAGTAGCAGGATTACCGTGTAAAAAATGCAAGTTACCTCCGGCGTCACGCTCTAAACCATCAGGAATTTTTAAATACAGTAACCCGGAAAGATGACAATTAGTATGAAAATGAGCCGGATTAAAATCTCCTGGGTTCATCCTTACAATCCATTCAGATGTAATTTGAACATGGGGATCTTTTGAAAAATGTTTTTTCTGTAATTCAGAATATTCTTTTTGCTTTTTAAGAAAATCTTTACGAGCATATTTAATAGCTAAATCTTCAATCCAGTAATTAATTTTCTTAATAGCAGGAAGTTGAGGAACATGCACCTCATTAGTTACATTACCTACTAAACCATCAGATGCATCGAGTCTTACACACAAATCGTCATCTTTAAATATTTGACCGCTTGTCTCAATTAACATGTCAATGTAATTTTGAGGGCACTTCGCTTTCATTATGGACACGTCAAACGGAGAAATAAAATTTACTTTTGTTTTCATTCTTTGAGAAGTCCTCTAACTTTTTCTCTATTGAAAAAATGAGCTTCTTTAATCTCTTCTTTTGATTGTCCATGATATGCAACAGCAAAATGATTATTAATTAAAATTTCACCAAGCATCTTCCATGAGTCTGTTGTTCCATCATAGACAATAAAATCTCCTAAGATACGACCAAACTTACCTCTTTCGTCTTTAGTAGTTTTAAGAGTGATTAATTTATCTACGGGACAATAGGACTCAACAACTTCTTTCGCAAGTAATCCAAACTTTTTTTCTTCCAAGTCTCTTGTACGCGATTCTGGAGTGTCAACACCTTGTAATCTAATGCGTTGATTAGACAAGGTAATATTAAAGCCAAGGTCAATGTCAACATCAATAGTATCGCCATCAACCACTTTAATAACTCTACATTTATACTCATACATTATTAATTCCAAACGGGGTTTTTACACAAGTTATTGACTTAACAGGGGCACCATCGAATTGTGAAGAAGCAAAAGATTTAAGTTTTTCTAAATTAGCCTCAACATGCGCATAACAAATCGCTTGAGACTCAAAGCGTAAAGGCTTACCATTATTATGAGAAATTTCAATGGCATCTGTTTCAGCTCCTAGAGCAACCATCATAATAATAATAATTTGCCACACTACTCAACAGTCTCCCAAATTATTATCATCATATTTTTCCTTGATTGATTTAATTTTATTCCACTGTTTAACAGTAAGTTGCCCGTACCAAGAATTATCTTGAGCTTTTATACAACCAAGTATAAAATTTTTTTCCCAATCAGTCAAGGGTTTTTCATCAAAGAACTGCTTTAAATGCTTATTAATTCTTTTGCTCATGTTTACTCTTTGGATTAAGGGCAATTTTACCTACGTTTTCTTCGTATACTCGCAGTTTCATTCTAAGTTCATCATTTTCTTTTAGTAATCTTGCTACAGTTTCTTTTAATCCTTCTAAACTAAACCTATAGTCATTCATCATTTTTATTTACCTCGTATATATAAGGATCAAGTTTTTTTAACTTTCTCTTTTTAAGCCAGAATTTAAAGTGAAAAACTAATTCATGATACCAATCTAACATTTATTTTTCCTTCCTGTAAGGATTTTCTTCGGGCGTAGTACATAAAGTGATTCTTAAATCATCATTTAAGTTTAACACCCTATGACTAAAACCAGCTCTGAAAATATAGCTATAACCATTCTTATAAGTATATTTAATATTATCAACTTCTAAAAAGCTTTTATCGGTAGAAATTGACGTGATAAAAGAAGAAGTAAATTTTTCTCCTTCAGCATCAGTATGCCAAGGAATGGCGCATTTTGGTTTTAAAACGGAAATGTAACAATTTTTTATATTTTTTATGCCTGTATGATTTTGAATAAAATCTAACCAAGAAGCAATACATTTTAGGTTTTGAGAAACAGGAGAAATTTTTGAGTTTGTAATTAAATCAAAAGATTTCCAATATGGATTACTAAACTGTCTTTCAGTAAACAAATTGTAACCATTTTTATAAAAAAATTTAATTTTTTCTATATCAGCTTCAAGAATAGGCAAAGGAATTTGTTTACAATAAGTCATATTGATTACGCCTATTTTTAAGTTCAGGCAAAAAAGGAACAGCACTTGTTTCAAAACATTGTGCCTCTTTGCCATCTACGGTAATAAGAATAACAACGTTTTTAATTCCTGTTCCATACAACTCATTGTGTGCTACTGCATATGCGCAACATTGTATAAAATAATCTTTAATTTGTTTTATGTATTTTGTTTTTTTAGATGTTTTGAAATCAATAATAGAAGGTTTACCTTTCCAAGTACCCACCATATCACATCTACCAGCGTATTTATACTTGTTACTCCACAAAACCTGTTCTTGTCCCCAAATTTCTTCAACACCTGATTCAGTAATTTTAATTAAGTCACGCGTCATTTGTATTACATCAGATGATTCCTGTACTAAATCATTTATAATGTCTTCATTATTAAAGTGGCGTTCTGCAAATTCATGGATTAAAGTTCCACGATCTGTCGCTTCTTTTGAAATACGTGCTGCTTCTTCTTCTCCTACCTTATCTTTCCAAGCCTGCAACCAAACATTATTAGCTGTTTTTCCCAAAATAGTAGTAATACTTGGATAGTCTCCATCAGGAGTAAAATAAGTTCTACCCGTTGGTAACGTATCAACACGCATATCATATGTATAATCGTATTTTTTATTATGTTCCCACATTAAAAAACTTTCATTTCATTTCTGAAATCATCAACAGAATTTACGATAGGCTTACCCTTAACATTTAAACTTGTATTGATTAAAATAGGATGATTATGTGCAGTAGTAATTTCTAGAATTTTTCCTAAAAATCCATTTTTTGAAGAATTGACAAGTTGAAGTCTTGCTGTATCGTCATGAGTTCTAAATAAATCAGTCTCTGAAAAAGCAACAAATAACATGTCGTATGAAGGAATGTAGATATCAAAATAATCCTCAGCAACAGAGTCAAGACAAATAGGAGCATATGGTCTCCAAGTATCATTAATTCTTTTTTTAATGTTGTTAAGTTTTGAAATGTTAAGTTCAGTTGGTAAACATAAAATACTTCTATTACCAAGAGCGCGAGGACCAAATTCAGCTTTACCATTTAAAACGGGCACAACTTCCCCTTGTATTATTCTGTGTGCTATTTCTTCTGGGTTCTGATTTAAAGAGTCATTATAACCAATGTAGGGTCCTTCCCAAAGAGGTCTTTGTACTAAAGCAGCCGCTCCTAAAGCACATCCTGCATCTCCCGCAGCTGGTTGAATCGCAATCTCTTTAAAACCAGTATACCTTGCTAATTCCGTGTTAGCAACACAATTTAAAGCTACCCCGCCAGCATATGCTAATTTAGAAGAACCAGTTTCTGAATGTAACCAACTTGCAAGATTAATTAAGCATTCTTGTAAGATATCTTGAGCACTTTTAGCAACATCCCAATCTAAGGCACCTACTCCAATACCTCTACGTAGATCTTGAAGTAAAGTATATTCTCCTAATTCTGTGTTAATAATTTTTTCTTTTGCATATTTAGCCCACTTTGGCTCGCCATATGCCGCAGCAGACATGACCTTTTCTTCATCAGATAAAGGCTTAAAACCTAAAAAACGAGTTACGGTTGAGTAAAATAATCCTAGACTGTTTGGATATTCAAATCTTTTTAGCCAAGTTATTTTATCATCTTCAAAAATACCAAGACTAGTAGCATATTTACCTCCCATAGAATCAACAACCATAACTGCACACCTATCCCAATCAGTTGTACAAATAGAACTCATGGCATGGCAGTCATGATGCTCAAAAAATTCAATATCAAATTTGCCTGGAAGTGCTTTTTTAATTTCTCTTTTAATGTTTTGTCTTTCAACAAAATCTCTTTTTTCATAAAAAGCAACAACATCAGTCTGCTCTTTTTGGCTTCTTAACCAACGAAACGTATTAATAGGAAAATTATTATCATACTTTTTGCGGGTAAATCTTTCCTCTTGAGATCCACCAACAATTAAATTGTTAAAAATATTTACAGCTGCTGAATCATGATGATACGCGCTAAAACCCATTATATTCATTAAAATACCTTTTAAAAATTAATTCTAAAGTTTTCTTGTTCATTTTTTTATAATTAGGGTTATCAATAAAACTAACTATTGCCCACCTTCTATTAATAACCACTGGCCTAATTCTATGAACCATAAAGCAAGGAAAAACAACAGTAACACCAGGTTTCGGATGTACTCGGGCGAGTATTTTATTAGGAATTGGTGCACTAAATTCAGTTTGTTCAACCCTCTCTCCTAAAGGATTCCAATCACCGATTTCAAAAGGTTGTCCATCAGTTAAGTAAGTAAGCTGACTCCAATATCTATTAGGCCGGGGACAGCTAAGAACCCCATTAATAAAATCCATATTATCAAAATGCCATTCATAACCTTCTCCTGGTTTTAATAAAATTGCTTTGTAACCTGCAAAATCTGAATACCATTGATTACCAAAGAATTTTAAATTTTTCTCACATTCTTTCACAATTTTAGGAGCATTTTTAGCGATAGATTCATTAAATCCTACGTCGATGGCATCTACCCATCTACTGTCAATGAAATCTTCCACCTGTTTTCAATCTCCTCTCGAAGTTTCATAGCAAAAATAGTATGTCCTACTTGATTAATATGACCCCTACCATCAGAATAATTTTTAGCAAGATCTCGCATATATTCCCACCAAATACAAGAATTGTGTTGTAACATATTATGTTCTAAAATATTTGGTCGATAAATAGGAATTAACAAAAGATTATCAGGAGTAAAACCTTCAACAGCTGCCTTTACGAAAAGTGCATTAGTTCGCCAATACCAAGGCATTTTTGTAAATTTCTTAAACCAAATATCACGAGTCATTTTGCCCCAAATATTACCCTCACCCCAATCATAAGGGACTAAGTAATCTCCGTTTCCTTTTGGGTCAGCACGATGATGATGCCCAATCAGCCAAATTACTTTAAAAGCTTTGACAAGTTTATTTTTTATGATATACTCTGATTGTGCATCCAAAGTAATGCCTGGATGCTCCCAACGATTAGTAAGGTTTAATAAAGAAAATGCAGGTTTTGGTGCTTCATCACTTGGTATTGACCAAGAATTTCCTACAACAACAATATTATCTTCTGCAATGCTCATAGTATCTTGTGGTGACTCATTTACGCAGGGAGAAGGTCTTGATAATCAAGACCAAGTTTATGCGCACATTTTAGCAAAAAAATTTGATGCGAAAATTAAAAATCTTGCTCAAAGTGGTGCTTCAGAATATCTTATTTTAAATCAAGTTGAAGAAGCTGTCAAGTTAAAACCTGATTTAATTATCATAGGACATACCAGTGAATATCGTTGGAAAGTTTGGGACTTTAGAAAAAATATGTGGCAAGGTTTTATTATAGCTAATCATATAGTAAAAAATGAAAAGTATTATAGAAACTGGATACTTTCAGAACAAATTTTAGGTAATAAAAGAAAACACGAAAAACAACATCAAGCGGCATGGCACGCAGCAGGAATGTTATATTTCTCAGATCAGAAAGTAGTCACAGAATTATGGGAAGGAGCAGTTGCTAAACAAATTATACTTTGCCAAAGAGCTGGAATAGAGCAGATACATCTATCCTGTTTTCCTCATCTATACCCTAATTTAAAAAATTTAACTAATTCCCACATTCCAATTCATTTTGATTTAGAAAAGCATAAAGACCCTGCAAAAGATGGTTCTCATGCAGGGCCTAGCTCTCATTTAAAAGCAGCAGAATTAATTAGCAAACGTTTTTGTTTGTAACATTTCACCCGCTAAATCTTGTTCATCATTAATATAATCATAAAAATGATTAACAGCAACCTCTTTATGTTTAGCTTCTATTTCAAAATCAGCATATTCAAGCATAGGAATCGCATTAGACATTAATTCCTCGTCGTGATACATATCTGAATGGGCATTAGGTTTCATCCAATAATTTTCATTATCAATTGGAAAAGATTGAGATTTATGAAAGAGTGGTCGCACACCTTTCCAAGTTTTTACTGCTTCTTTAAAAAAGTCATCGTTTACACTAATATGTCTAACTTCGTCCCTAATTTTTCTGTTGACAACTTTACCTTGTGAGTTTTTGACTTTTTCATTTTGCCGCATCCTGTGGCATGCGTAATGGTGTATGTCAAGGCATGTTCTTGTTGGGATTCTTGCTGCGAGTTCGAGTGTGTGTTCGATGTCATAACCATTGGGCTTATCTTCGTTTTCAACTGAGAGAGTTTTTTGTGCGTAGTCTGAGAGATATTGGAAATTGCTTGCAAATCTCTTAATTCCATCTATATGTTTGCCTCCGTATAATCCTTGTAAATGAATGTTCATAGTAAAATCTTCCGCAGGTAGTCCCATAAGTTTACCGTATAAGGCGTGGTACTCTAAATCTTTGATAGAGTTTTCTACAACATTAGCTTTTGGACTACCTAAAACAGTGTACTGACCTGGATGTACTGAAAGACGAATCTCATGATACTTAGCTATCTCTCCACACTTATGCAAAGTCTCTGAGATTTCTCCCCAAATTTCTTTATACCAGTCTTGAGTGAAATCCAAAGTATAACAAGGAAACATCTCAGAAGATATACGAAAAGAACGAAGATTTCGAGGTTGTTTCGAAAAATAATGTTCAAGTATAAGGTAAAGTCTATTAACATTATGTAAAGCTTTTTCTTGTACGCGCTTTTTACCTCCTTCTTTTAGTGCATATGTTTTTGTAGTTGTTCCAAAATTAAATTGTTTCGCTAATTTTTTATCGTGAAATTGACAACACTGAGACAATCGCCAGTCGGTCGATGTTTGATTGAAATAAGACATTGGTTTTCCAGTGATTAGAAGTCCCACTACATAAGTAGTGGGACTATAATTAAGCAGGAGTTTCGGAAGAAGAAGGAAGAGGAGTTATTGCTGTATTAAGCATATCTAATACTTTCATTAATCCTTCAGGAGGTCCATCATCTCTAGCAACAACTTTTACATCATATTTAGCAGAATTGTCGCTACTACGAGTATCTTTACTATGAGAAGACACAGAACCGTGAACACTTACTTTAGCGGAAAAAGGTCCAATATGAACGCTTGCTGAACCTTCATACCCCGCTTCCGTGTCTGAATCTGTCTCAGAACTTGTTGAAGAGTTGACAGACATTGTAAAATTGACATCAACTTCTTTTACACTGAGCGCAGGAGTATTAATAATAGCTAAAAGCGGAACTTTAAGATCAACTTTTTCAGTTCCTCCACTAGCATTAGCTGCATTTGCGCTTGCAGCTGCAGGACGATCAAAAGAAAAGTCAACAGTACGAGCAGTCATTACTGCATTAGCACCATCTCCTGTTTTTTGTAATCCAACGTCCTGAATAAAATTTGAAGTAGCAGCTGCAAGCATGTTTTGTGCATCGCAAGCTGCTTGTAATGGGCCACCAATTAAATCTCGCATAGGTAGTCCTGCGAATTGGTTGCTCATGTTGACAAGGCCATCATCAGCCATATGTTAAGTTCCTTTCTTTATTGCGGAAAAGATTTGTACACCTTATCATTTAATAACATTATACCTTCTTGTGGTTCTGTTGCTTTAAATGTTACTTTTACTTTAGCAGATGTACGTTTAGAAGAGAATAAACCTTTTGGCAAGGACGCAATAATATGTTCCTCTTCTTTTGTATGAAGATCAACCTCAAAATCCATTGATAGTTTGTCTATGCTTAGTGCATGGGGTTTAACTAATGAAAAGATTGGAATGTTGTATGATTGTTGTTGAACTTTACCATTTTTTTCTACATTTGGCAAGACCATACTGACGGTTTTAGGAATGTATTGGCCATCTTTCTCTGTGAAATACCTATTACAAAGCATATCATACGCATTTTTTTCAACTACTCTGTTAGCATCAATGATAGCTTCTTGAACAGCTTGAAATAAAGAAGTTAAAGTAAACATTTTAATAACCACATAAAGGATAATAATCTATAGAAAGTAAAAACAAAGAATCTGCAACATAAGGCATTAAGATAATAGAACAGAGAACTAAAATAAAAGCAAATAATCCTAATACTAATTTTTTCATTATGTTACGCTATCGAGTAACTCATTAAATTCTGTCCACTTCTCTTCTTCCTCGGCACGAGAATTTTTACGCATAACATTAGCTACACGTCGAGCAACTGGAATTTCTATATCATATTCAGCTTTTATATCTTTAAGCAAGGAAGAAATAGATTCTCTTGCAGATTCAATTTGAATTAAAAGGTCAACAACCTTTTCAAATTCATTCTTCAGCTCATCGTTCTTTTGCGACATTTGATCCCTCTATAACTTTAAATGTTTCACGAATTGATTCTGGACGTTTACGAATAAGTTTAGTTGTTTGTAATTCATCCATGACGTTTGTAAATAGCTCAAAACATTCATCAGCACAATCACTAAAACCATCTTCTTTTGATAGTTCAGCAATTAATAGTTTCTGATGAAGCAAATTAAAAGCACTAACTATATTAGCAGCACCTATCTCACGTGACCCCTCGAAATCTCCCTCTGGTCGAGGACTATATAGTTCAAAATTACTACTTTCCCATACGCTACCGTCATCATCATCAAAGACATCAATTGGCATAGAGGATAATACTTTGTAGATTAATTTTTTAGCTTTATCGTGTGAGATCACTACGGTTACCTCCTATCCCACTACGTGGCCCAGTCATCTCTATATGGAGTAACATAAAACCACATAAGTGATTTAGACACAGCTCTGACAAAATCTTTATAAGATGAACAAAGCAAAGCATCTTCAAACTCTCGTTTGAGCTGTAAATAAGGATTTTTAAAATTAGATACTGGAACAATCGAATGAACATTTCTATCACGATAATTCCAATGTTCGCAACGTGAAGAAAACGCTGGCGAAGAGGTAAGATAAAGTTCAGTTTCAGAAAGTTTTGGAGAAAGCTCATCCCAAAGTTTATAAAGTAGAACTCCTTTTTCTTCGTCTGAATTATCTGAAATAACAATTCGACGAAGGTTGCGAACAAAATCACGAAATGGATTTTTTGACGCCATCTTAAAACGCATGTTTTAACACCCTAAAAGTAGCACAGAAATAACAATTCTGCAAGTTGAAAATTAATTGATTTACTCTTCTTCATTTCCAATGATGTCATAGTCATCATTTGAAAGACATTTTGGTATCATTTTAGGGGGGATACCTGCCCAATACTGCTTTTCATCATAGAAATGATATTTTGTACGACGACGCCACATAGCATTTATTTTATCCGCTTCTTTATCGTGTTTTTCTAATATATCATAATCTGCAATAGTAGCACCTTGAATAGCCTCGGCCATCCAGTCATGAGCAGTCCAAGGAGACCATCTAGCAATATTTACTGCTTCATCAATAGTACGTTTTCGTGACCAAGGATTGTAACCATGAATTAACGAAGACTTTTCTGTTTTTTTAGGCATCTGTTTTTCCTATCGCTATAACTGTAGTTGAATCAAGAAAGTCATTTTTATTATAGTTTCGAGTAGTAGTTTTTTGGTAAAGCTGATTATCCTTTTTATAGTAAACAGTAAACTCTTTTTTTAACACATTCTCAAATTCTTGTATAATAGCTTGATCAAGTGGAGCGCTCATTGTTGTAATTTTCCTCTAAAGTCTTTTGCATTTCAATATAAACTTCAATTATAAAACGACCTGCTAAAAATTCACCCTGGTTTTCTTTTATATCAAAGTACTCGCTCATTAAGTCTTGAGCCTCTTCATTACCTTTATTTGCAATATCTTGAAAGTACTCTTGTACAAAAGATAATCTTGGTCGATTCATTATATTATATTCCTTTTTTTGTCATAATGCAATATCAATTTTGCATTACATTGAGTTTTTTGTTGACAATCTTTCTAATTTTATTTAATATAGAAACCATGTACGCAACTGAAAAATATGTTAGATTTGAGCTGAAAGAAATTCACCAACAAGTCCGTGAATTAGCAAATGATTTAGGTGGGGATATTCGTTATCTCCAACAAGAAATTCATGACTTAGGTGAACGTATACAGCTAATGGAAGCTAACTTAGAAGAAATTGTCAACGACTTGAGAGAGCGAAATGGCCCATAAAATAATTGGAATGGCATATTCCGACTCAGATAATTTATCATACATTAAAAATCAGCTTATTGCAATAAAAAACTTTTTTCCTGCGCTAGAAACCGAGCTTAGTGATCAAACTAATGAGCTCATTGCGCGACATATTCATCCACAGTATCGGGGTAGGTTACCAATGTATATGATACTTGAAAATGGATTTTATTTGACTCATCGACATGGTAAATGGACTAATGAAGAAGTAGTTCAGTGGTTACAATCAATTCCTGCTTTAAATGTCTGATTTATTTCATTGGGAAGTAAACGGTATTGCTTATGATAATAAATTTCAAGCAATACAAGCCGCTAACGGTAAGATGTCTAAAATTTCTTTTAACGCGTATTCTCCCGAGTTTTTTTCTGATGTATATTGGGAACAAGAGCCTACAGAGTCTTTAGAACACCTTATTAAATTAAGATGTGAACAGCTTAGAGATGCTTATTCTTACATTAGAATAATGTATAGTGGCGGGGCTGACTCTACTACAATGCTCAATGCCTTTATAAAAAATAAAATTCATGTAGATGAAATTCATTGTTATAGATATGCCTTAGACGATAATTTTAATAATTCAAGTAATATAGAGTTAAATAATTATACTATTCCTTATTATAATGAATTACGCAAGATTTTGCCAAAAACAAAGTTTACTGTAGCTGACTATGGGGGAAAGTATTTTGAACCTATTTTAAACGATGAGTGGTTTGCTAAAAGAGGTACAACAGTTCTAAGATACTTCCACGACTATCAAATTTTAGATAATAAAGATAATTTTTGTAATTTATTTGCCGAAACAACCCCGAGTCTTGATTTTAGGGATAATAAATGGTTTGCAATTTATACAGATGGAGTATACAGACCATATTCAAACCTAACAAATATTGAATTATTTTTTTCATCATCTGATCTTCCAAAACTAGATGTTAAACAAACCTATATGCTCAAAAATTTTTGCAAGATGAATAATATAACAGATAAAACAAAATTTGAAAAAGCAAAAATAGGTGTGATTAGAGATATCCCAATTGCCCCAGATGCTCCGTATCAAGCAAATAGTAAACTTTACTATGGAAGTGCTCATTTTTTAATGAGTGTTAAAACAAAAATGCTATTGAAAGAAACAAAAAATATTAATCTTAAAAGAAAGTATATTGATCTTTTAAAGAATTCTACTCTTGGTAATAAACTTGTTCATTCTTATGCTAATAAGTATATTAAGTTTGCAGACATAGAATTAAGTTAATGAAATCAATTGCTTTTATACCTCATCGACAACGTGTAGAAAAACATAAGGTTGATTATCTTCGAGCTATCTCTAATGCTATGGATTACCCATATCAAGCAGAAGATGGTCGTGATATTGCTCCTATACAGAAAGAATTAACAAATAAATGCGTAGAGTTATCTAATATTCCTTATTGGAATTTTACAAATTGTGGCACAGATTCACTACAAATAGCTGTTCACGCCTTAACAAAAGAAGGTGATACTATTCTTGTTCCTGCCTATGGATGGAGAGGTGTAGCAAATGCAGTTCGATTTATGAATAGGCGTTTAAAATTTATTGACATTGATGAAACAGGTAATATTTCTGTAGAGGCATTAAAAAAATGGGCAAAAATTAAAAATAATTATGCAAATGCGCTTATAATTATACACAATTTTGGCACAATGGCAAACGTGCCAGAATTATGTAGTACTATTAAAAAGTATCTTCCTAAAATAAAGATAATTGAGGATGCTGCTCCTGCATTTTACATGGGCGCGCCTATTAAATATAAACCCGGACAACTATCTGATTTAGTATGTTATTCTTTTGATTTTACAAAAGGACCAGGCACGTTAGGTTCTGGAGGAGGAATTGCGACTCGTCATGCTGATATTCATGAGAGAATATACGAAATACAAGCGCATGGAACATCAAAACAAAAACAAATAGTAGGTTATGGCACTAAAAGTTTTTTAGACAATACCTCTTGTGCCGTTCTTTTAAAAGAAATTCAGCTTTATGAGCAATTCGAGTATCGAGAGCGTCGAAATCAAATTGCTACTTGGTATAATAACAATCTTCCCTTTAAATCTATATCCGGAGAAAATTATATTTGGGAAAGATTCTCAATGTTTGTTCCTTCAGACCAAGTTGCCTTTGTCCTTAATAAGCTTCACTCAATTAAATGCTTGGCAAGAACGATGTTTAAAGAACCTATGTCTTCTTTTTCTTTTTTTGAAGCACAAGAAGATTTATCAGGAGTTAAAGAATTTACTGAAAACTTAATTCACTTACCTTCTCATCATTTTATGGAGCAAGAAGAACTAGATAGAATAGCTGAAGCATTAAATGAAACAGTATGATATACGTTTATTAGATATACCTATTTCTTTAGACTGTAATTTATCTTGTGATCATTGTAATGTATATTCTAACCTTAAAGTAACAAGCTCAAAACAAAACAAACAATCTTTAGAAAAAGATTTACTAAACTGGAAACCATTTATTAATCCTTTAAGGTTACAAATAATAGGCGGAGAACCTTTATTATATAAAGATTTGTCATCTTTAATTTATATGGCAAGAGAGATGTTTCCAAAAACTGATCTTAGATTATTTAGTAATGGGTTATTATTGAAAAAAAATTTACATTTAGCACAAGTTTTAAATGATACTAAATGTATGTTGGTAATTAGTATTCATTCAAAAAATAAAAGATATGAAAAGTTACTGAAAGATAATATCAAAAGTTTTATAGGTGATTACACCCGTTATGAAATAAAATATCCAACAGTGTCTTTTGCAAAAACTTTTAAAAAAGATAAATTTACTTTTGAACTAAGAAACATGTCGAGTAACTGGGCTAAAATGTATGATGAGGGCATTAAACCTTTTAATTCAGATTATATCAAAGCTCACAATGTTTGTATGTGGTCTCACTGTACAAGGCTATACAAAGGTAAATTATGGAAATGTATGCCCACAGCACATCTCGATGATTTGTTAAACACTATTACAAATCCAGAGGATTGGGATAAATATAAAAACATGTACACTTCGTTATCTTTTAATGACTCAGAAACTGTAAAAAATAATTGGTTTAGAACAAAAGACAAACCAGAATCAATTTGTTCAATGTGTAGAGAAAAAGATACTGATGTTATATATGATAAAAAAATATGGTAAAAAATATTATTGCTACTGACATAAATAATGTAAATACAGCTTTCAGTGTGCAAGAAATTAGGACACAAAAATTAAATAATTGGAAGGGTTGGAAATGCAGTGCATTACAGCATGTTTTAAGTATTGATGAAAAAGGTGACGTAAGAGGTGGAGATTGTGAGAGTGCAGGTTACTTAGGTAACATTTACGACAAAATTATTTTTCCTAAAAATTTATGGATATCCTGTCCTTTAGATTGGTGTAAGTGCTATTTAGATATGCCTACACCAAAAAAATCAAATGATAAAAACTCTTTTTTGCAAGAAATTAAAGGAATAGAACAAGATAAATATATTAGTTGGTATTTACTTAAGCAGTGCAACTTTGATTGTTGGTATTGTCCAACGTCTGTTCACAGTAAAGAAAAAAGTAAACAAAAGTTTGAAGACATCATTAAAGCAATTGATAGATTTTATGAGTTAGGATGGCAAAACGCAAAATTTACATTTTGGGGAGGAGAACCAACATTATTTAGTAATTATATTGAAATTTGTAAATATTTACATAATAATGATTCTAAAGTTACTACAAATACAAATGGAAGTAGAAGTATTGATTATTTAGTAAATTTATCTAATTATAGTAATTTAAATATTTCTATTCATAGACAAGACGTAAATTTTCGTAAAATGTATGACAAATTAAAAGCTTTATCAAATAGAGATAGCAAAAACTGGGTTATTGTCAAGTGTATGATTGAACCTAAGTGTCTTTTTAAATGGAAATCTTTTTTAAGTGCAATACAAAATATTAAAAATATAAATATACATCTTAATACTTTATGGGGTATTTCTAATGATAGAAGTGTTTGGACAGATGAACAAATGAATGGCTACACTGATAAAGAACTTCATCTTATAAGCAATTTTGGGCAATTTAAATGAAAATTCTTATAACAGGCGGATTAGGATTCATTGGATCTCATTTAGTATATGCATTAAAAAATCATGAAATTACCATATTAGATAAATTTGGCTATTCTTATCCTGGATATAAAAAAATATATAGAGGACCAAAAGTAGGTGTTGGTAATATTTCTAAATTAGAACAATATCATAGAGATTTAAATATTAAATATAGAATGAATTTAGTTAAAAAAACTAAGGCAAAGGTTATTAGAAGTTGGTCTTATGATTATTTTGATAGTAAAACTTATGATTTAATTTTAAATTGTGGAAGTTTGTCTGAAGCTATTTTATCAAGTTTTTATGAAGATTTCTGTCTTAATTCTATTGTAGAAGGACTTGCTACATTAAAAATAAGACATAAGTGTCCTATATTACATCTAAGCTCTTCTATGGTTTATGGTACTTGGGAAGGAGCGATTAAAGAAACCGACTCAACAAATCCTGTTGATTATTATGGTAGGTGTAAAAAAAGAAGTGAGGCATACTGTACAGAAAAAGATATAATTTTGAGACCTATTCATGTTTATGGGATTGGTGACTCTAAATTTCCGATTTGGATGAATATTGAAAGACAAATTGAAAAAAATAAACCAGTTAATGTTGAGGCCGCTGATTGTATTTATATCGACGATTTTGTTGAAATAGTTAAAAATATCATTGCTAAGTGGGTGCCAGGAACTTATAATATAAGTTCTAATTTAATTAGAGATGGACAGGTTCTACAAAAAATTTATCCTTATGATTTTGTAGTAAATAATAAACTTGGTCCTACAGGTAAACCAAGAGGTATGTTAGATAGTTCAAAACTATTTGACACCTTTAGTGTGAGATTAAAATATAATACTTATGAGGAAACAATTAGAGATTACTACGGAAAATATGAGAATTTACGTTCGAAACAATGATATCGGTAAAGCCTATCGCATATTAAATAAAAAATTACATGAAGAAGGCTTTTTTAAGAAGCTACGTGATAACCAGTTTCACAAAACTAAAGGTGAAAAACGTAGAGAAGCTTCTCGTGCAGGACGTGCGCGTTGGCTTAAAAAGCAAAAACAACTTGAAATAAAATTTCAAAGAGAAGAAAGAAATCAGTTTAGGAAAAAGAGAAAGACTAACAAAAGAAATAATCAATTTGCTAGATCCTAAATAAATTGCTAATATTAATTATCAAAAATGGAGATAATTATGAAGGCATA